ATATTGAACTGGTAGTGCTATGTGTTATAATAAATGCAGAAAGAGGATAATATGATTTTTGAAGATTCTAATAAATTTGTATATGAAGTAGAAGAATATGTAAAAGAAAATGGTGGTGGATATATCGAAGCCATTCTAGAGCATTGCGAAAAGTATAATATTGAACCACAGGTGGCAGCAAAATTTCTAACAAAACCAATAATCGAGAAAATACAAGCAGAAGGCGAAGATTTCAACCTATTACCGAGAGGGGCAAAATTACCCCTATGAAGGGTTATGATGCTTTCTGTATTTATTTAGGATTGAAGTTACACTTTACCACAGACTCATACGACTATTTGAAGTTTAGTGGAAAGACAAAGGCATCAGTCAAGGTTTTTAATAATAGAAAAGACCGTTACTTTTTCGATAAATTGGCAAAAACAAAAAAGAAAGATGTGTTTGGATTTCTCGTATCCAATTTTATAGCAAGAGGCGCCTTTTGGATAGGTGAACTGTTTGATGACGAAGCCGAACAGATATTTAATTCTTGGAAGAAGAGAATACAATCACTCACAATGGTCTTTTCAGAAGATATTAATAAAATTACGAAAGAAATGTCAAGTTCTGGTACGCATTTTGACGATATATTCATATCGGACAATGGTAGACATCCACTATTGATGAAGATGGTTTTGCGTGAGGATATTTGTATAGAATCTTTTATTATTATGAATAAGATTCTTGGCTTTTTTAAACAGTTCGACCAAGATATGGATGATGACTTGCTTTGGGATGAATTAAAAAGGAAGTGCCTAAATTATGAACCATTTGTGGCGATTAATAATACAGACAAGCACCGTAAAATTTTACTAAATAAGTTGGAAGAAAATGTTTGACTTTCTTCTAATTAACCGTATAATACTAATATAAATCGTATAAACCGTACACACCGTACACAACAACAAGGAGATTATCTATGGGATTTTCAGATTTTAAAAAGAATTCATCAGGTGGATTCGACAAATTAACAGAGGCAATGAACAAACTTTCAAAGGGTTCAGAGTCTTACAAGGACGACCGATTCTGGCGTCCAGAACTCGACAAGTCAAGTAATGGATATGCAATTATTCGTTTTCTTCCCGCAGTAGACGGTGAAGATATTCCTTGGGCGAGATTATTTAATCACGGATTTAAAGGACCAGGCGGTTGGTTGATTGATAACTGTCCAACGACTATTGGTGGTAAATGTCCAGTTTGCGAAGCAAACAGTTTACTTTGGAATAGTGGTATAGATTCAGACAAAGATATTGCCCGCAACCGAAAGCGTAAACTATCTTACATTTCAAACATTATGGTTGTAAGTGACCCTGCCAATCCTCAAAACGAAGGTAAGGTTTTTCTTTACAAATACGGTAAGAAGATTTTTGATAAAGTGAATGAATCAATGAACCCAGAATTTGCAGATGAAGAAGCAATCAACCCATTCGATTTCTGGAAGGGTGCAAACTTCAAACTGAAGGTTCGTAAGGTTGCAGGATTTATCAACTACGATAAGTCTGAGTTTGATTCCACTTCTGTATTGCTTGATGGTACTGATGAATGGTTGGAAGACCTTTGGAAGAATTCAATGTATAAGTTAGCAGAGTTTACAGAAGCATCTAATTTTAAATCATATGACGAACTTAAAACTCGTTTGGGTCAAGTCACTGGTGGAAGCAGTAATACTGCAACAGCCCGTGCAGAAGATGTAGTCCCTCCAAAGTCTGAAGAAACTTCATCGTCTTCAGCCATCGATGAACCCGTTGTGGAAGACAATGCAGAGTCCGATGATGCTCTCTCATATTTTGAGAAGTTAGCAAACGAAGGTTGATTTTTATAATTTAATCTAGATGAGGGGAAGAGGTTCAGGTAACTGGACCTCTTTTCTTTACCATCTTCTATCTTGAATATCATTTAAACTATTTTCGCTATTCCTGACATTCAACGGAAGCATAATACTTTGGCTGTTAACAGTATTAACATTTGAATTGTTTATTTGAGGTAAAACTTGTTGGGCGGCCTGGGCGGCAAGGTTGTTTAGAATTATATTTGCATCTTGATTTCTACTTAAAACATCACCGATGTTAACACCACCTCTTATTTCATTAAGGTTATTAGAAACATCTCCGATTGCCATTGCAAGTTCTCTAATCGCTTTGGCTTTTTCATTAATCTTTTGCACTGGAATAGCATTTATAAATTTAACGAATTGTTCTGTATAATCTTCTAGTGGTGTCTTTTCACTTCCACCGATTCCTATAAGTTTCTTAAACATTTGTCCTGCTAACTCTATTGGTCCACCAAAGATTTTACCAATTCCACCCAGAACACTAGGTTTGCCAGCAACGAATGCTCCAAGAACACCTGCTAATCCTGCTACCATATGGATTGTTTCTTCTATTTGTTTATTATCTAATTCCACTTTAGAGAAATCTTCAAGAGCATCTACTAAAAGGTATATTCCTTTGGCACCTTTGTCTAAATTACTTGCTTCTTGTGCAAATGCGGTTAATCCACCAAGAATTTGCATTGGACTTTGAGTATCGCCACCAGAGAACCAATCAAGAATACCAGTAACCACGCCTGCGGCCGCACCGACAACACCACCGACTGCCCCGACTGCCATAAACACAGCAAGTGCGGCCGATATTGCTAATATACCTACGGCAGCAACTGATAATCCCAGACCCATCATTGCAAATTCAGAAAATCTATCTAAAAGAGGTGTCATCATCGGTATGGCTTTACCAATTTCTTGTAGTGCTTTTCCTAATACCCACATTGCCCCTGCGACAATTACCATTGCGGCCGCTCCTACAAGTACAAACAACGCTTGCGGTCCACTAAACATAAGACCAAGCAGTGCAACTGCACCTACCAGTGCCGCCATCGAAACTATAGCAATACCAACTGTATTCCAATCCACCTTGGTAAATTCAAACATCGCTTTAGCAAACACCCAAACACCAGCCGCAACAACTACCAATGTTAATGCACCCTTCAAAACTCCTTTTCTACCAAATGATTTTACACCATTAGCAATCCTCACCATAAACTTCTTAATACCTTCACCAAGTTGTGCCATAACTTTCGATATTGTTTTAGCGATGCCAACTATTAAATCACCAATACCCTTAAATATTTGTTTGAATCCGTCAATTATTTTCTTGAGGAAACCACCAGATTTCTTTGTTTTAGCCACCGCACCGGCTTGTAACTTATCAGTACCTTTAAAGAAATTTGTTAAACCACTAGTCCATTTCTTTGGCATTATAAATCCAATTGCTTTTCCAATTCCACCTGCAACCATACCCACTAATTTTTTAATAGGTGAAAGTAAAAATCCGGCGGCGACTGCAATCCATTTTCCACCAATTAGTCCAACTATAACATCCCATATAGCAGAACCACCACCTTTCATTTTGCCCCACATTTTGGACATTGCACCAATCTTGCCTGTTGCAGCCAAACTTTCATCGTGTCTTCGTTCGTCCGTTGCATATTCTTCTTGTCGTTCTTCTTTTGAACCTTCGGCTACTTCAATTAAGTCGCTTTGAATTCCACTAATTGCTGATAAGTGCTTGTTGGTAGTTTTAACTTCTGCTATCATTGCAATTTCGGAAGGAGTTCCACCTTCGACAGTCAATTGCGTGGTTTGAGGGGCGTCCGCCCCCACCGCACTCTGTGCATCAACAGCCTGACCTTGTTCAATTCTTGCTTGAGTGGCCAGTTCTATTTGCTTTTGTTGTTTTCTTCTTTTAATTAAATTTACAGCAAGTTTACCAAGGAAGCCACCACCAAGCATTTTTGATGCCATATCTTCATAAGACATAACACTATCGGCAAGCGCCCCTTTCCATATACTCATCCCATCATCAAGGGTTTCTATATTGTCGGCTGCTTTCCCTGTCAGTTCTGTAAAGCGTTTTAAGTTTTCATCTTGGCCTTTTAATGCTGTAATACCTTGTCTTTTGGTTTCTGCAATTTGTTGGATGAGCATTTTTCGCTCATCATTGTCTCTTGCTTCTTGCAATGACACCAATAATCCCATATATTGTTTTTCAAGGTCTATTCCAACTTGGCTGGTCATATCCTTCTGGTCTTTCACCGCCAGATTCGCATCGATGATGGCGTCTGTAGCCGCTTTTTGAGTATCGAATGCAAATCGCTCAACCAACGACAGAGTACCTCTCATACCCTTTTCCAAATCTTTACCAAGTTTTATAGTAGAGTCTTCTCTAACTTTTATAAATTGAGTAAGAGCATCTTCAGAACCCCTCATATTAGAAAGATGGTCTCTGAGTCCTTGGTCGAAACTACTGAAATGCAAGTCTATACCTTCAAGCGTATCCTGTAGTTTATTTGCAGTATCATAGCGTTCCTTGCGAGCCTTATCTTCAACCTTACGCTCCTTCGCATTCAGTTTCAAATAATCTGCAACCGTCATCGGTTTTTTGTTTTTGTCTTCTTTATCAGCCATTTACTTTATCTTTTTGCTCTTGCGTTTTCTTGTTCGATTCTTTTATTCTCGTCCTCAACATGTTTATTTAAAAGGGTCACATATACATCTCTTTCCCAAGGTGTCATTGCCTCTATCTCACTTAAACTCCATCCGTGGTGCTGAATCATTGAAAAGTTAGTCTTCAACATATTAACTAAACTGTTGTGAGCGAGGCAGAGCCGAAAAAATCTTGGAGTCCCGCCAGCGTAGATTTGTTTTTATGTTTACACTTTGGACAAGTAAACTTAACATCGTGTTTGAGTTTAGGCATATTTTCAAAGAAATCAGAAATTTTCTTGAATTGTTCTTGTGGTAGATTATCCACAAAATCATCAACTTCTTCTTTTGAAAATTCATTATATACTTGTTCTTCGTCATATATTGATTCAACACAAGTAGAAATAATATCAAAGAGGAATCCAGATGATTCTGTATCTCCTTCTGTTACATTTTTAACCATAGTCATTGTTGGATATTTCATAATAATGCCAACATCACTTGTTAGTTGAATTTTAAAGTCCTGTTTCTTTTCTGGAAAATGTACTTTGATATCATTCAAATTTAAATCCAATCTGAATGGTTCTCTACATTCTTTACAAGAAATAGTTACAGATGAAACTTCATCAACAGATTTTGTTCTGAGTTGAAGAAAGATATATTCAATATCGAACATTGGAAGTTCTTCAACATCCACTTGTCCATCCGTACAGTTTTTAATTATTTGTTTCAATGCGTTTGAAACTTCCCCATCCTTACCAG